CGGCGATCCGCGATCTTCCAGGCTTCATCCCGGTAGCTGATTACGGTACCCGCAAGACCATCAGCGATCAGGAAATTGGTTCGGTCGAGAACTTCCGCTTCGTGACCTCTCCTGAGCTCGCACCCTACATCGATAGCGGTGCGGCCGTTGGTTCAACCGGGTTGTATTCCACCACCGGCACCAACATCGACGTTTACCCTGTAATCGTCGTGGGCGAGGAAGCATGGGGCCAGGTTGCTCTGCGCGGCGTGAACGCATTGGACATCACCTGGATTGCCCCTGGCACCAAGGATAAGTCCGATCCTCTCGGTCAGCGCGGTTATGCCGGCGCCAACTTCTACATGGATGCGCTGGTGCTCAATCAAGGCTGGATGGCTGTGATTGAAGCTGGTACGCCAAGTCTCTAACCGATAGGGGGGCTTCGGCTCCCCGTAATTGAAAGGAAAGATCATGGCTCAATCAATCAAACAGCGTCTGGGTAAGTGGGCGGACAAGTTGATGGGTAAGGAACTCAGGGCACTGTTCGACGCAGTACGCACCGATCTGGTAGCCGTGCGTTCACCGTTGTCCGGTTTGCTCACAGGCTCCGCTACCTACGATGCCGCATCGCTGGTCGATGCTGCTGGCGCCACTACTACGGTTACCGTTACGGGCGCTGCCTTGGGTGATCTGGTGGTAGGTGTGTCCTTCGGCGTAGACCTGCAGGGGATTACTGTGACGGCTTATGTATCGGCCGCTAACACGGTATCCGTGCGTTTGCAGAATGAAACCGGCGGCACCCTTGACCTGGCTTCAACCACCATCAGGGTAGTCGTGGCTCCGTACGGCTCGTTTGTAGCTCCGGCCGCGCTCAACCTTACGGCGTAATCAATTCCAGCTTTCTTAATGAAAGGAAATAATCATGGCTGAAAATATCACCTACGCCCTGACTCAGAAGAAGAATCAGGGTCAGGCACAATTCCAATCCGGCAAGGTTGTGTTTGATGCGACCGCTATTACCGCTGCCGACTACATCGAGATCGATTGTGGTTTCAAACCGAGTTATGTTGAGTTCATCAACATCACGGATCGCATCTCGGTCGAGCACTATGAAGGCATGACGGACGATACCTGCATCAAACGCGCTGCAGCTGGCACCGGCACGCTGGAAACCACCAACAAGGGTATCACCCTGACGGAAACTGGTTTCCGCGTCTCGCAGAACGCTACCCTGGCTGTAATTGCTGCAAGCAAGACCTGCCATTACCGGGCCTTTGCCTAAGCTACAAGCCTGCGTCTAAAAAGCCCGCTTCGGCGGGCTTTTTTATTTGAACAAGTGGGGCGCGCTATTTTGTTGACTCGGCCCCCATGGGCTCACTTTAGGAGATCGTAATGGCTCGAGTAACCAAGGCTGCAGCAAAGAAACCAGCTGCCGCAAACAAGCCAGTAAAAGCAGCGCCAGCTGCCGCACCTGCAAAACAAACGCAGAACCAGACAAACGCTGAAAACAATGCCATCAACAACCCTGTTGTTGCCTCAAATGTCACGGATACCCGCGAGCTGGATGTAGCGCAAGGGGCGGTCACCATCTTTGATAAGGTCGGCGAACGCCATGACGAAGATTCGGATATCGTCATCGAGAACAACCTGGATAACGCAGCGGAAAAAGCCGCGGCCTTGGCATTCCTGGAAGAGAAGGTCGAAATAATCATTGCCGACTCCAGCGACAAAAATGCCGAGAAGATGGTGTATTGCTCGGTCAATGGTCGCGGTCCCGGTCCTGGTGGCACGCCATACCTGCCGCGCGGTATCAACATCGTCATCCCTCGCAAGTATGTCGAGGTGCTGGCGATGGCACGTGACGAGCGGGTAAAGAACGAAGAGAAGGTCAATCATGATAACGGTGAGCGTTACATCGAACATCCGCGTGTCTCTTCGCTCAAGTACCCGTTCCAGGTTGTGCGTGACGAAAACCCAAAAGGCCGTCAGTGGCTGTCTGATCTGCTGCGTCGTCGCGCATGAACTTTCTGGAACTCTGCAAGCGCGTAAGGCAAGAGGCCGGTATCTCGGGTACCGGCCCGTCATCTGTGCTCAATCAGGGCGGCGAAATGCGCCGTGTGGTGGATTGGGTGATCTCGGCATGGACCGAGATCCAGCTGACGCGCAAGAACTGGATGTGGATGCGAGGTTCGTTTTCCTTCCAGACTGTAGCCAATGATCATGATTACTCTGCATCGGAAGCCGACATTGCTGCACGTTTCCGCATGTGGGACCGCACAACACTACGCCTTTACAAGACCAGCGAAGGCGTCGCCAACGAATTCTATATCCCATTCATTTCCTATCATGATTACCTGATGGTTTACATGACAGGTACGCAGACGCCGACGAGACCTGTTTGTTTCACCGTTGCGCCCGACATGAAGTTGTTGCTTGGTCCAAAACCGGATGGGGAATACACCGTTCGCGGTGACTACTGGAAGGCCTCACAGACACTTGCCGCGGATGAGGATATCCCGGAAATGCCAGAAGAATATCACCTGTATATCGTGGCCGCGGCGCTTGAGAAATATGCGTTGTATGAATCAGCGACCGAGGTTCTGGCACGTGCAAGACAAGACAAACGCTTCTACAAAAACCAGGTAGAAGCCACACAATTGCCGCCCATGGAAATGGCGGAACCACTCTGCTAGGAGATTGATATGGCGACCGGTGCCAGCAAAGCCAAACGCGAAGCCAAGAAGCAGGCGGCAGCAGCGTATTACGAAGGGCTCAAGAAGTTCGAGCGCATGGACAAAATCAAGCGCATTGATACCCAGGGCGCACGCAAACTGGATGAAAGCATGGAAGGCAACATGAGTGGCCGTTCCAAGCGTATGGCACGTCAAGCAGACAAATTGGGACGTGAGATCAACAAGCATGAATCCGGCTTTAATGAGAAGGTGGATAAGTACAACGACCGCTTTGACCAGCTGCAGAAGCAGATGAATAGCAAGACCGGCAACAGTAAGGGTGTGGACTTTGCGCACGATCTTGAACCAGGTGCACGCAAGGACATGGCTCGTATAGATAGGGAACTGGCGCAGCTGCGAGCAGAGGGCGCCAGCAAGGTTCCGACCAGATTGCCTACAGGCCAGGCACAACCGCTTGATGATCGTGAGCGTCAACGGGCCGAGCGGATCATGCAACTGGAAGAAGAGCGCGACTTCGTTGATCGCACCAGCCGCGGCATCAATAACAGTTACCGCAACCTCGATAGCCTGGAACTGGCCTATGGGGAAATGGCTACTTTGGCCGGCGATGTTCAGGGTTACAAGGCAGGGAATACACCAAGTCGTGGCGCACATCCTACTCAAGAACAGAAGATGCGTGATGCACTACAGCCTCAACATGCTTTTGGCCTGAACACCAATACCCAGACCAACCAGATTGGCATGGACGCCCACAAGGAAAACAAGTTCGACTTCCAGAACATGGTGAAGGACGAGTCTTCCCCTGGAGCGAATTTGTCCAAATTCGGCAAGCAGTACGAGGCCTTGGCGCAGAAGCTGCAGACATCGGTTAACCGCGACATGCGCATGGCGTCTGATACCAAGCAGGCAAACCCAACTGGATTGTTGGCCAGCTCCATGGTGATTGATCCAAATGTTAATCCGGTAGCCATGGCTTGATGGAACGGTTGCCGCCAGTCCAGTTTTCGTATTTCCCGCTGCGCGGCGGGCTCAATCTCGTCACGCCGCCACTTTCCATGCCAGATGGAATGTGCCGTGACGCGCTCAACTTCGAGGTGGATATTGATGGTGGCTACCGGCGAATTGCTGGATACGAACGCTTTGACGGACAGCCCGCGCCCTCCGGTGCTATCTATGCCATTCTTGCATGTACGTTCGCTGGAAGCGTGGCGGCTGGAGACATAATCACCGGTTTGACCAGTTCCGCAACAGGCGTCGTGATTGCAGCCGGTGCCGACTACATCGCTTTCACCAAGGCATCAGGAACATTCCAGAGCGGCGAGGAAATACAGGTTTCTGCTGTGACAGTAGCGACCGCTACGGCAGCATCTATCACTGGCGGGGCCTCAACGCAGTTACTCAATGCCCAATACATGAATCTCGCGGCGGATGAATACCGCCACGATATCGCGGCAGTGCCTGGCAGTGGTGATGTTCTTGGCGTGCATCGTTATTCCCGTACAGGCAAGGTCTATGCATTCAGAAATAATGCCGGCGGTTCAGCAGCTGAGATTTATGAGAGTTCTGGTTCAGGTTGGGTAAAGAAAGAACTAGGTTTTGAGCTGGTGTTCACCAGCGGTTCAACCGAGATTGCGGAAGGCGACACCATCACCGGGGCGACATCTGGGGCAACAGCGGTGGTTACGCGTGTCGTTCTTGAATCTGGTTCATGGGGTGCCGGAACCGCTGCAGGACGCTTTATTTTTGGCTCCCAAACAGGCACCTTCCAGGCTGAAAATATCAATGTCGGCGCATCACCGAATCTTGCCACTATTGCCGGTAACAGTTCTGCAATCACCCTGGCGCCTGATGGGCGCTATGAGATTGTAGATCACAATTTTGGCGGGCAGGCTGGACAGAAGCGCATGTATGGCGTCAGTGGTGTGCATCGTGGATTCGAGTTCGATGGCGATGTATTCGTGCCGATCAATACCGGCATGGCGCTGGACACACCTACACACGTCATTGCCCACAACAATCATCTGTTCTTCAGCTTTGCCGGATCCGCGCAGCATAGCGGGCCTGGTTCCCCGTATCAGTTCAGCATCATTGCTGGCGCCGGCGAGTTGGCCATGGGTGACGACATCACGGGGTTTATGCCGATGGTCGGCTCGCAGACTACGGCTGCATTGATTATCGCTACTGCAAACAAGACATCTGTGCTTTATGGGACCAGTTCGGATGACTGGAACCTGGTGACCTACAGTTACGAAGCTGGAGGATTTCCGTACACCATGCAGAATATCGGTGCTGGCTATCTGCTGGATGCGCTTGGCGTGAAGCAGATTGTGGCGACAGACGCATTCGGTAACTTTGCCGACGCGCAGATCACGCGCAACATCCGGCCATTCATAGAGCAGCGGGTGACGCGCAGCGTGGCGTCCTGCATTGTGCGCCTACGCAATCAGTACCGGCTCGTCTTCAATGACCGCTACGCTATCCACATCACCTTCGATAACGGCAAGGTGGTTGGGATCATGCCGATCCAGTATTCCCACACCATGACCTGCATGGCTTCGTTCGAGAGCAATAACGGCGAGGAATTTATCTATGCCGGCGACACAAATGGGTTTGTGTATCGTATGGACCGCGGTACAAGTTTTGATGGAGAGCCCATCATTGCCTACCTGAACCTGTCATTCTCGTTCATGAAGAGCCCCAGGCTGCGTAAGCGCTACCGCAAGGCGGTGTATGAAGTGACTGGCTCAAATTACGCGGAATTCGAGACGACCTATGAACTAGGGTATGCCTCTTCCGAGATCGAGCAGGGCACCACGTCCGACATGACAACGGCTTTCGGAAATGTGTTCTGGGATAGCTTCACATGGGATTCGTTCTTCTGGGACGGCCGGACATTGCTGCCAGCGGAGCAAGACTTGACGGGCACGGCGGAAAACATCTCGCTGATCATCAGATCGTCATCGGAGATATTCGCGCCGTTCACGATTAACAGCTCAATCATTCATTACACACCGCGGAGAAACATGCGATGAAGAAAATCATTTCCAGCCTACTGTTGATGGCCGTAACTGCCGTTGCGGTAGGCAATGAATACTACGACCACACAACTTTCCCGCAGACAGGCGCAGCGGGATCATCTGCCGCCATGCGCGCCGAGCTCGATACGATTGAGGCAGGCTTTGATAAGTTGCCCACGTTATCCGGCAACGGAAACAAGGTAGTAAAGATCAATGCCTCTGGTACAACCATGCAGGCGTCGTCTGTTGTTTCTGATGATGGTACCGATGCCACGATTGCCGGAGACTTGTATGTTACTGGCACTCAGATCGGTAGGAATAGTAGCCAGAAGCACACTATCCCGGCGGTAACTAGTGACACCTTCACGCTCAATGCTGCAACCCAGACACTTACCAACAAGACTTTAACCAGCCCGTCCATTAGTGGT